TCCGTTTATTTGGTGACAACGAGTTCGCTGAGGACATCGTACAAGATGTGTACCTGAAAGTACATCAGTACAATTACTACGATAAAATACTAATAGACGGAGAACCCAACAGAGCTTTGATGTGGATACTACTAAGAAACACAACCTACAAAGCCAACAAAACCGCATCTAATGACTTATCTATTGAGGTAGTAAGGGATTTAGCACAGGAGGAGTTAGAGCTACTTAAACACGAATCATTGGAGAACATTTACGACAGAGTAGAGAATGAGATTAGTAGTTGGGATTGGTACGACCAAAAGTTATTCAGGATATATAAAGACGAAAGAAAGCCAATGCGCCAAATATCCGATGAGACTGGCATCAGTTTAAAGTCTATTTTCCTAACCATAAAATCCTGCAAAGAAAGAATACGTCAATCGGTAGGCGATGATTATACCGATTTTTTAAACGAAGAATTTGAATTAATATAATATGGCAAAAAGAAAAGCAACAACATCTACAGGTCTTGGAGACACGGTAGAAAAAGTATTAGAGGCAACTGGTATTGCATCAGTAGCAAAATTTGTATTAGGAGAAGATTGTAACTGTGAGGAGCGTAAGAAGAAGCTCAACGAATTATTCCCTTACCGAAACACGAACTGCTTAACGGAAGAAGAATACCAATGGTTAACTGAAACCAACGTACTCACTCAGGAAACATTCAAACCAAGCGAGCAAACTAAACTCATCGCAATTTACAATCGTGTCTTTAACTTACGTCAAGAGCCTACATCTTGTGCTTCTTGTTTCCGTGAGATTGTAATGAAGATGCAAAAGGTATTTGAAGAGTACAAAGGATGAGATACTACATATTAGACTATGGCAAAGATTTGATTGAGTATGCCCACTCTTTATCCGAGAGGATACGAAAAGACGGACACCACTTAATCGAATACTTTACAGATGCCGATGGTTTAATGTGCTTAGAAGAACTAACAGAAGACGAATTTTTAGACCACTTTAAAAAAATAAAAGATGCCTATACCGACTCCACTTCCAAAGGAGCAGAATAACGAGTTTATTCAAAGATGTATGATGGATGACACAATGTCAAGAGAGTACAGAGACATTGACCAACGCTACGCAATATGTAGAAACCAAATAGAGCAGTATGCAAGTAAGCAAAGTAAAAATATCAGAGGTAAAAAATAACCCGAAAAACCCACGACTAATCAAAGACGATAAATTCAAGAAGTTAGTCAAATCAATACAGGAGTTTCCGCAGATGTTGGAGCTACGACCTATCGTTGTGGATGAAAACAATATTGTCTTAGGCGGAAATATGCGTTTAAAAGCCTGCAAAGAAGCTGGATTGAAAGAAGTGTATATTGTAAAAGCTGAGAACTTAACCGAGCTACAGAAAGACGAATTTATTGTAAAAGATAACGTAGGCTTTGGAGAATGGGACTGGGATATGTTAGCTAACGAATGGGATACTGAAAAGTTAGACGAGTGGGGTTTAGACTTACCAGTTGATTTAAGCGTTCAAGAAGTATTCGAAGCTGAGGAAGATGATTACGAATTGCCAAACGAAATAAACACGGACATAGTATTAGGAGACTTATTTGAAATAGGAGAACACCGTTTACTTTGTGGAGATAGTACGGATAGCGACCAAGTAGCTAAGTTAATGAACGGAGAGAAAGCTGATATGGTATTTACAGACCCTCCTTATGGTGTAGACTACGAGGGTGGAGCTTTGACTAAAAGAACTAAACTTGACAATGACCAAAAAAACACGAACATATATCAAGAAGTTTTACCTAATATAATACTATTTACAAAGGATAAAGCACCTATGTATATATGGCACGCTGCAGGTTACGCAGATATGGCTTCTCATTTATGGGATAACGGTATTGAAATACGCAGTCAAATTATATGGAATAAAAATATAGCTCAGTTTGGAGCTTTATCCGCTCAGTATAAACAAAAACACGAACCTTGCTTTTATTGCTTTAAGAAAGGAAATGCACCGTATTGGTACGGGCCTACAAATGAGGTTACAGTATGGGATGTAAATAGAGAATCAAAAAATGAATTTCATCCAACTCAAAAGCCTATCGAACTTCCAACAAGGGCATTGAACAATAGTAGTAAAAAAGGAGATTATATTCTTGACTTCTTTCTCGGCTCAGGTTCAACAATGGTAGCTGCACACCAACTTAAACGAAAGTGCTACGGAATGGAATTAGACCCACAGTATTGCCAAGTTATCATTGACCGAATGAGAAAACTTGACCCGAGTTTAGTAATTAAGCGTAACGGAGAAACAGTGAAATAACAGAGATTTATGGCTGATAAATTAAACAACCTAAAACCTTTTGAAAAAGGAGAAAGCGGAAACCCTAACGGAAGACCGAAAGGAAGTAAGAACCGCAGTACAATAGCTCGTCAATGGTTAGATGTAAATCAGAACCTTAAGAACCCTTTGACTGGAGAAACTGAAACAATGTCTCAGGAGGACTTAATGACCTTAGCTTTAATCAAGAAAGCACGTGAGGGAGATGTGGCAGCTTACAAGGCTTTAATGGATTCAGGTTACGGAGCTCCAGTTCAGCAGATAGAGCAAACAATTTTAGAACAACCACTATTCCCTGATGTTCAAGAGAACGACATCAATAAATAAAATACTCAGCTTAAAGAAGCGAGTTAAAATCATTCAGGGTGGTACTTCGGCAGGTAAGACTTTCGGAATACTACCCGTTTTGATTGATAAGGCAATACGCTATCCAAACACGGAAGTAAGCGTAGTAGCTGAAAGCATACCTCACTTGCGTAGAGGTGCTTTAAAAGACTTTCTCAAAGTAATGAAATGGACTAACCGCTACATAGACGAGCAGTTCAATAAATCGTTACTTACTTACACATTTAAAAACGGAAGTGTAATTGAGTTCTTTAGTGCAGACGATTCAAGCAAACTTCGAGGTGCAAGACGTGACATCCTATACATCAACGAGTGCAACAATGTAACCTTTGACGCTTACCTTGAGCTTTCCATCCGTACAAAAAAAGAGATTTACCTTGACTTCAACCCTGCAAATGAGTTTTGGGTTCATACCGAACTAAAAGACGAACCTGATTCCGACTTTGTCATCCTGACCTACAAAGACAACGAGGCGTTAGATGAATCCATAGTACGTCAGATAGAAAAGAACCGTGATAAGGCAGCTACGTCTAACTATTGGGCAAATTGGTGGAGGGTTTATGGTCTCGGTGAGGTTGGTATGCTTGAGGGTGTAGTGTTTGACAATTGGAAAGAGATTGACAAGCTACCTGATGACGCACGACTCATAGGAATCGGACTTGACTTTGGATACACGAATGACCCGACGTCTGCAATTGAGGTTTATAATTGGAACGGAAAACGAATAGTAAACGAACTTGTTTACCGCACAGGGATGCTCAACTCGGACATCGCTAAGATACTTCCGTCAAGCGTTACTATCTACGCTGATTCCTCAGAGCCTAAATCCATCGAAGAGATACGAAGATTCGGAAAGACGATTAAAGGCGTTACAAAGGGAGCAGATTCAATACGATATGGTATAGATGTAATGCAACGTCAAGAGTATTTGGTTACCAAGCAAAGCACAAACCTCATCAAGGAGCTGAGAAGCTATTGTTGGGATGTAGACAAACAAGGAGTAAGGCTAAAAAACCCTGCAGGAGGCAATGACCACGCTATTGACGCACTTAGATACCACGAGATGGAGAATCTCGGCTTAAATTCAAATTATGGACAATACGCAATCCGATGAGTTGCCTCGTATGAAGGCAATCGTAGAGGAATACATCTACAAACGAACTGGCAAAAAGGTACATATTGTCTTTAATGATGTGTTCAGTATGCGTAAACATTCTCAAATGTTAGCACAAGCCTACTCTTATGTACTTGCTCAAGAATACAAAAACGACTAATTGACTTATAACAATATGGAAATCCAAGTAAAAGTACCTACCTCACTAAATGAAATCCCACTTAAACACTATGTGGACTTTCTAAACGTGCAGAAGGGTTCTAACGATGAGGAATTTATTGCTCAAAAAATGATTGAGATTTTCTGTGGTATCCGTTTAGCTGACGTTGCTAAGATTAAACTTACCTCGCTCAACGAAATGGTGCTACATTTTACAAACCTATTCTCAGCAAATCCTGAATTTAAGCAGACGTTTAAAATCGGTGGCATTGAGTTTGGATTCATTCCAAACCTTGAGGAGATTTCTTTCGGTGAATATGTAGATTTAGAGAATCACTTGCAGAGTTGGGATACATATAACAAAGCTATGGCGGTTATGTACCGTCCTATCAAAACACGAAGTAAAGACAAGTACGAACTCCACGAGTACACACCAAGCAAAGACCATCAAGAGTTAATGCAGTTTGCTCCACTTGATGTTTGTATAGCAGCATCGGTTTTTTTTTACAATTTAGGAAGCGAGTTACTGACGGCTACCCTGAACTATTTGGAGAAGAACTTAAAGAAGGACAAGAACCTTTCAACGACTTTAGCGAAACAACTCAATTTGCCAAGCGATGGGGATGGTATCAAAGCATATATGGACTCGCTAAGGGAGACGTTACTAAGTTCGATGAAATTACCAAACTTAGACTTACTAAATGTCTTACCTATCTCACCTTCGAGAAGCAAAAAAACGAAATCGAACATAGACAACTCCAAAGACAAATGAGAAGATGACAGGATTTTACAAAGTATTAGAGTTAATTAAGTGGCATTTTGACAATGACCCTATCGTAAACACAACTACGGAGGGAGACATCTTTGAAGTGGACTTGAACAAGCAGACAATCTTTCCGCTTGTACACTTGATGACCAACAACGTATCTTTTGAGACTAACGTAGTACGCTACAACCTATCGTTGATTGCGATGGATGTAGTCAACATTTCAAAAGAGGCTACTACTGATTTATTCAGAGGCAACAACAACGAGCAGGATGTATTAAACACGCAACTGGCAGTATTGAATCGCTGCTACGATATGATGCTACACGGCAACTTGTGGGATTTAGAATTTGTTGTTGACGGTAATCCTACCTGTGAGCCATTTACGG